TGTTTAAGCTAAGACCTGTAGCTCCCGATCATATATCGGGAATGTACTAATGCGCCAAAACAGCGAAAAATCCGGTCCGGTGGAACCGTAATTCAACGTGCTGCAAGACGCCTTAAATTGGTTGGTGGGTTCTGGTGAATCCCACAAAGTTGGTGCTGTTTTACACAGCATCCTTTGAAAGAGGTATATATAACCTCCCTCATCCACGGCTTTGCCCTGGTTAACCTGCTTAAATCTAGGATCGTTAAACCTTCTATTAGACAAAAAAGGTGTTTCAACCTCTAGAACAGGTTGTTTGTCGCCTGGCGTGATAATTGCTCCATCAAACATTGGACTGTTATAAAGGGCAACCTCTCTACCCAACTCATTAGTTGAGAGATTAAGCCCATGTGCATTTGTGCGACCGACATCCGGCTCAGTTCTAAAGGCATGGAATGCCCACTGAGTAGGTTCTCTCGACGAAGTGGTGAAAGAAGAAATGGTTTTGACTCGAAAAGAGCCACGCCATGCACAAAACATGGGTGCTACCCAATTAAGGATAGTTGCTTTGGCATCATTGTATGGGTGCGAGGCACCGCTAGGCAAAATTATCGACCCCATGCCAGTGGGGTCGTACCCAGAATACGCAGGAAACGTACTAATATAGCCGAATGAAGTGCCTAAAGCAACAGATGACTGACTATCCAAAGTGGCGGCATCCAAGTGATATTCCAAAGGAAAACCTCTCTTGAACAAGGCACGCCAAGACATGGGCCTCTGACCAAAAAAGGTCAAAGTGTCGTCTGATTTCACCGAACCACCCATCGGATCAACCTCATTTTCCTCCATGGGCTCAAGAGGGTCAATGTAAGTTGACGCGGGTGAATACAAATCACCAGGTTTCGCAAAAAAGGCAGCCTTGCCTATCTTGCCGGAATCACAAACGTTAAAACTCATGTCATCAGAAGAAACATAAACGTTGACAATGGGATTACCAGTAGCTGTGGGGTTGGGTGTGACCAACTCATTCAAAATGTAAATATACAACATGCCATTGTCGGTATTCGCATCGTAAGTTGTGGAAGTTACGCCACTATCAGACCCAACGTGCCAAGCGAGGTTAGGGTAGCCCGAAGAATTGTTCCTAGTGTTATGAATAACATCCGGAACCCTCAAATAAGGCTTAGTCTGACCCCAAGTGACGTGTTGAGTAAACTCCTCAGTGGTTGAACAATCAATAACCCTACTGTAAGTGGTGTTAAGGTCTGGATTGCTATAGCCACTCAAGCCAGGATTGGGATCGTAAACAACCTTAAGTCTAAATTTGTGAAACGTTGATTTCATAATTCTAAACTTAAACTTGATAGAGCCCTTCCAGTAAACGAATGGCTGGCTTGCGTGACAAAGTGGCGTTTGGTTAATCATGCGTCCTCTTTCCCCCCTGCCTGAAGTGGTGGAAGGAGTGACA